ATGATTGAAATTTTTTCTATTTTTTCTTATAATTCTGTAGCCATTTATGTAGCCAAAGTAAAAAAGCTAATTCTGGCTACAAAAATACTAAAAAAAGGTTTTTTTAATGCTAACTCAAAAAGATATAGACAATTTAGAAATAAAAGATAAAAGGTATATGATTAGCGTAGGAGAACCAAAAGAATTATATGTCCGAGTTAATCCAACGGGTAAAAAAGTTTTTTATTTAAGAGCTTCAAAATTTAAAAATTTTATAACAATAGGGGAATGCCAAAAAGGTGTTTTAAATGTTACAAATGCAAGAGAAAAAGCAAAAGATCTTTTAAAATCAATGTATGATGGAAAATTTATCGGCAAAAATGATAAGGTTATGACACTTGAAAAAGCAAATTTTCTTTATGTTGATATAAAATCTAAAAAATTAAATTCAGCTACAATTAAAAAAGAACAGTCAATTTTTAAAAAATATATTATTCCAACTTTGGGACAAAAAGATATAAATGAATTGAAAAAAGATGATTTTTTACCTATTTATGATTTAATGCAGAAAAAAGGAATATACGAAACAATAAATAAAAATATATCTTTGCTATGTAGGATATTTGAGATTAGTAGACAAAGAGGTGACTTAAAAACAGATATAATACTTCAATTGAAAGATTTAAAGAAATTTTACAATGAAGCAAATCACAATAAAGTTAAACATTTTAAAGCTATAGTAGAAGAACAAGAAATAAAAAATATGTTAGAATGTATGAAAGAATATAAAAATCATCCACGGACAAATACAACTATAATTAATGCAATTTATTTTACGCTTTTGACAGCACAAAGAAGTAAAAATATTCGATTTGCTAAATGGAGTGATATTGACTTTGAAAACAATCTTTGGATTATAAAAGCAGATGAAATGAAAGTAAGATCTAATGGTGATAATATTATCCCTTTAAATAAATATGCTTTAAAGATACTAGATATACAAAGAATTTTAAATGGAGATAAAAAGTATATTTTCGCTAATAATAATGGAACTATTAGCGAGAATTTTGCTGTAAGATTTTTTAAATTTTATAATTTAGAGCACACTATACATGGATATCGTTCTACTTTTAGAAGTGTTTATACTAATAAAAGCAATGAGTTAATTCAGCAAGGTATTAGTAAAGATATAGCAGAAATGATATTACATCATATAAGCGGCAATGAAATAGAAAGGGCTTACAACAGAGCCAAGGCAATTGATTTAAGAGTAAAACTTATGCAATGGTATGGAAATTACTTAAACTCTCTTTGTGAGTTTTGCTTTTAATGTCTTTTAGCTTTAAGCCATTTTTCTATTTCTTTTATTTCATATCTTATGGATTTTCCTATGCGAATGTAAGGTATTTTTCCATCTTGTCTTAACTTAAATAATGATGTTATACTAACTCCTAAATATTCGCTCAGTTCTTTTTCTCTAAAATATTTTTTAACCATTTTCAACTCCTAATCTTTTATCTATAATTTCAAAAATAGTATCCTTGTAATAATTCCAAATCCATTTCTGTTCTTCATCTTCTAAATCATCAACGCTTAAATTACGCCATTCTTTTATTGTTTTAGTATCACAACCTAAATTCATCATAGTTTTTGTAAAAGTCATAACATAGGTATCCAAGACAACGCTAAAGATATTTTTCATATCTCCTATACAATCCCTAAGATCTACATTTTCAAATATACAATTTTCAAATTCTGTTCTTAGAAAATTACAAAAATGAAAACTTGCTCCGCTGAAATCACAATCTATAAAAGATGTATTTTTACTTGAAATATCATTTAAATTAGAATTTTTAAAACTAGCTCCATTTATAAATGCATTATTAAAATCTAATCCACTTAAATTTATATTTTCCAAGTTTGCATTATTTAAAGAAATCCCTTCTAAAATACAACACTCAACTAATTCTTTTTCGCTTTTCCTATCATTTTCGATAATGATAGTTTCATCAAGTCTTTTTAAAATTCCCATTTTAACTCCTTATTTCTTTTTTCTAAAAGCTCAATTTTTTTAATATTTAATTCCAAGATTTTAATATTTAACTCTAATGTTTTTTTGTTTTGTTCTAAAAGCTCAACTTGTGCTTTTTGATATTTATAGTTAAAAAACATCAGAATGAAAAATAATATAAAAAGCAAAACTAAGATGGTATCTTTCATTGTGTCAATCTTTCTTTAATTTCGTTAAATTGTATTTCTGTCATTTTCCTTCCTTTAATAAATCCGCATTTTCATGAATATTACCTATGATTTCGATATTTGCAATATCTTTCATAAAGCATTGAAGTTCTTTATTTTTCAATATTCTAAAACCAAGAAAATTATCAATTCCTATACAACCTATGCTTACTTTTTTAGGTAATTTTTTAATCATACCTTTATCCAGAAGCTCATGTTTAAATATATAAACATATTTAATAACATCCCCTTCATAAATCTTTTTTCCGTTTTTATCAAAATAGCCAGTCCATAGCTCAATTTCATAATCTATAGTAGGTTTTTCATATGTTGATTGATTAAATACGCTAGTTATAAAACCTAACGACTCTATTATACTTCCTGCTTCATAGGTTTTAGAATTATTGTTCCAAATCCTAAAATCAAAATCTTTTAGTTTCATTTTTCATCTCCTTAATATTTTTTTCCATTTTTCTTCGTATTCATCATAGTTTTTATAATAATCTAATTTAGAATTAAAATTATCTTTTATACTTTTATAAATACAAAAATCATTTTCTTTTTCTAGTTTATAGTTTTTACCTGAAACACTTTCAGCAAATAACATATATTCCCATTTTTTAAAACAAAGAATGTCATAATCTTTAGCTAGTATTTTCCTAAGCTCTAAAAGCTCTTTTTCACTAAGCTTTCTTTTAAAGCTTAACTGCTTTTTCTTTTCTAAGTCGTATTTAAGGGCTTTGATTTTGTTTTCATATTTTTCCTTTTGTTGTTTAAGCTGTGATTTATAACCTAAGCTTTGATGAAAAGCTAGTTTTTGCATTTGCTCTTGTTCAAGGTTTTTTAAGCGTTTTTCACATTCTATAAAATAACGCCTTGCTTGTCTGCCTTTTTCGTTGTTTTCAACCATACAAAGTTCTTTTGCCATATCTAAGGTTACATAGTATTCTTTGCGTGGTCTGCGTCCTGTAAAAACTTCTTTAATGATATAGTCTTGATTTTCGATAAAACTATAATGACTGATCCTGCGATTAATCCAATCGGCGAATTTTGTATCAATTTCTAAAAAATAAAAAAGAAATTTAACATTAGCTGGAAAAGCACCTTGTAATTCTGTGTGTGGGAATGTTAATTGTAGTTGCATTTGCTTACCTTTATGTAATTAATTGATAAACAAATGATTACATATTATTACTTAAATGTTACTTAATGATATCGAATGCTTACTAAAAAGTAATAAAATGTATTTTTCTCATTTTTGAGAAAAATAAAACTGACAACAAAAAGATTTAAAATCCGAGCGTTAATTTAACATCTTTATTTTTCTTTTATATCATTTATAATAAGATTAATGATGTATTGAGTTGTGTTAATGCCTAACTCTTCAGCTTTTTTATCTAGTGTTTCTTTGAGTTTAGCACTCATAGTTAGCATAACTCTTTGTGCCTGTTCTTTCTCTTCTGCCATTTTCTTTTTATCCTTTTCTATATCTTTTTTTGTTGCATTTGGATTGGTAATCATAATATCAGGATGATCTTTTTTAGCTTCTTCCAAAAGCCATCTATAAGCTGTATTTTTGTTCATCTCTAAATTATTTTTTTTACAATATTCACAAAATCTTTCATAATATTTTTCTCTATTTGGATTTAAAAATTTTGTTGGATATTTGGCTTTAAATTCTTCAATTACTTCATTTAAATCTTCTTTTGTCATAATTATTTCCTATTAAACAAATTTATAAATAATGATAAAAACTAATACTATTGCCAACAACCAAATATATATTTTATCGTAATTGTTTTTTAAGAAAAATATATACTTGTTTTTCTTTTTCAACAACTCCCTTTCTCTATCCAAAGCTTCAAAATATAATTTATCATTTTCTTCCTCATAAATTTCTATTTCTTGCTTTAATTTGTTGTTTTCTTTTCTTAATTTATTATTTTCATTTTCATAATCTTTTATCTCTTCCTCTATTCCTTGTAATGTTTTATTCATACTTATGCCTTTTATCAATCTTTTTGAGCAATAAGTCTCTTTTGTTTAGCAATTCTTCATTTTCTTTTCTTAGTTCTTCGTTTTCTTTTTTAATAATTTCTAATTTGCTTAATGCCTTTTTCTCTTTAGATGGCATAAAAAAACCAACGATGTAGATTGGGGTTAATAATAAGTGTAATAATATTTCAAACAAAAAACTTATAATTCCAATAGGAATCATTAACAAACATCCTAAAAGACTATCAGCTTCTCTTTTATATCCAAGAATAGCTAAAAGTATCAAAAATAAAAGTATTGCTATAATTACTTCAATCATTTTTAAATATTTCTTTTCTATATTTTTCTAAGTTTTGCATTAATTCTCCTTTATTTAAAAAACCTATTCCACATTTAATATAACAATTTCTTTGATTTTATTATATTCTTTTACTATTCTTAGTTTTAGTTTTGCTTCTTGTTCTTGTATGCTAGATTTAGCAAGTTTCATTCTAGCATTAACATCTATTATGCCTGCATTAGCCCAATGAGTTTTATCATCTAAAATTATTTTAAATTTTTTATTATCATTTGTTTTTTCAAAACCTAAAATTTTAAAATTTCCTTCAATATCTTCTGTTTGTGTGGTATCTTCTATTTCTTTAAAGTTGTAATCTTCTTTATTTTGATTAGTAACAACATCATTTCCCAAACTAAAACTAGCTTTTTCATCATCTTTTAGTATTTTAACTAATGTTATCTTGGGAGCATTGCAAGCATTTTGCAATTCTTTATTTTTGGCAATTTCGGCTATAATTCTTCCACCTTCATTTCTATTTTTTATGTCTTCTATTTTTTCATTATGAGTTAAAAAATTTCCAAATGACCAGCAACCTCCAATAATTAATGCTACTACAATAAAAAGAATGAGCTTATCCCTACTTTCCATATCTTTAATCACTCCTAATAAATTTGTTAAAAGTTCGTCTGTCTTTATTTCTAAGCTACCTTTTTCCAAAGAAAAACGAATTAATTGATTTTTATTAATACCATCAATTCCAAAATCCTTTTTTAATATATCAGCAACTCTATAAAAACTATCTTGGTAAGAAGCAATTACTCTTGCAATTTCTGCATCTATATATCTTATATTATAGTTTTCAAATCTCCCACCTTGCAACTTAATAGTATGTTGTATCGTACCAACTTCTGTTACTTTAACATTTTCTCCATTTGAAAGTTTTTCAAAAATCGTAAGCAAGTCATCAATTGAATTTATTGGTAAGTCCATTTTTCTCTCCATAATTTAAGTTTTATAATTTTACCAAAACTTTACTTAAGCAAATAGACTTCTTTCTATATGTTTAAACATAATTTCATTAGCACTTTTAAAAAAGTCTTTTTTAATCTCAAAGCCATAAGCTTTGCGGTTTAAATTACAGGCTGCTAAAAGAGTGCTTCCGCTTCCAGCACATGGATCTATAACAACATCGCCTGCATCTGTAAAAATAGTGATTAATCTTTCTAGTAATTTAACAGGCTTTTGTGTGGGATGTACTTTAGGAATACCTTCATCTTTTTGCCAATCCATGCAGTTATAAATCATCTTTCCATCATTGTTAAATTTTGGAAGTTTTTCACGATATAAGATTAAAGCATATTCACAATTTCCAACTATTTTCATATTTGCTTTTAAAACTTGAGATAAGCTTTGTTTTCTAAAAACCAAATTTATATAATGATTAAAGCCATATTTTTTAGCTACTTCAATTAACATTGCTTGTTGTTCAAAAGAGCAAAAAACAATCATGCAAGGACTTTTACCGCATTCTTTAGGTTCTTTTATAAGCATTTTTGAGCAAAAGTGCATAAATTCGCTAACTCTAAAATCATTATCTGTATCAAAAAATGCCTTGTTTGCTTTTTTGCTTTCTCCATTTTTATTATCCCCATTTATATACCATTCAGGAGATGAAGCATAAGCATTGTTGCCTAAATTATAAGGAATATCAGCTATTACAAGCTGTGCTTTTGGTATATTATATCTTTTAAAATTTTGAAAGTGGTCGTTATATAAATTTGGTTTCATTCTAACTCCTTAGAAATTTTTCAACATCTTCAAAAGCTTTCACAATAAGCTTTTTTTCATGAAAGAAATTTCTTCCACTTGGCTTACTTTTGTAAATTTTGTAAGCCTTTCTGAGTTCTTTTTTGCTTATGTGATTTTTATAATTTATTTTCTCGATTTTTATTTCATTTTGTTTAGCAAATTCGCAAAAACAAGTTCTTCTTTCACTAAATGGTATGATTTTTACAATTTCAAGATAATTAGAACGGCAAACTTTCATCATCATCATCTCCTATTTCGATATATTTTTCATTGTTATTGTTTTTTACTTCATTTCCATAAGGATTATAGCTTTGATTTTCTTTTGGAATAAATGATTTATTATTGTCATTATTTAAAGATTTATGCCTTGCTTTAAAAGATTTTATAGATAAAGGCTCTTTATTATTTTGAAACTCATCCATGTTTTGCATTTTTTCATTAAAAATTCTATCAAGAAAGATTTTGTTAGCAAGCTCTCCATTTTTACTTAAATATTCTTCTGTTCCAAAACCTAAAACTAAAAGTTTATTAACTAAAGAATTTAGATAAATAACTTCAGTCTGCACTCCAAAAACATTCTCATTTCCCTTTTCGCTAAAATCAAGTTCATCAATTCCAAAGAATTTCATAATAGCGTTTAATTGTCTAAATCCTAAATAATTTTCTTTTTCTCCATTTTTATTGATATAGCTAAAATCGTTATTTTTAGCTACAAAAAGATTAAAAATAGCTAGTTTTTGCTCTTTTCTAGTTAAAAATTCAAAACAAATAAAAGTATTATTGCTTCCATCGCTTGCCAATTTATCATATAAAAAGGCTTTGCGGAAAACTCCGCTATAAAGCCCACCTTCACTTAAATACTCTACGCTTGGCGAATAATTTGCCACTTCAAAACTTGCCTTAAATGCTGGTAACATTATAATCCTCCTTTTAATTGTGTTAAAAATTCATCTTTATTACTTAAAACTTCTTGTATTTTTTCACTTGTAAATAAAGAATGTTTTTTTATAAAATTATTTTGTTCTTGGGTGTTTAAACCATTATCGCTCATAAATTGTCTAAGTTCCGCACCTAAAACTTTTAATTCTTTTGCTTTATTTTCTATAGCTTTTTCATCACTACCCCAAACTTTTAAATCTTCATTGGGATTTAAAAAGCGTTTCTCCTTGATTGTTTCTAATTCGCTCTCATCAAGCATTCCAAGCCCACAAATACTTAAAGTTACGCGCCTTTTTGCTTTTGTGATGGCTTTCATTATTGCGTTTGCTAAATTATCGCCGCCTAAATTTTTAATATTTAAAGCACCTGTGTCGCAATCAGTTCTTCCATCAGGTGTAGCTGCATAAGCAGTAACCATATAGATATCGCCAACTTGTGCCACTTCTGTTTTTGTAATACTTACTTTTCTGATTTGTCTTAGTTGATCTGTTGCTGATTTGTTTGCGTATAAAGTAAGTTTTCCATTTAATACTATGTATTCAAAAGGTTTAGTAAGCATATTTAAACCCAAACTTTCGCAAAGATTTTTAACATAGCTTGCTCGTTCTACATCGCTAAGCTTTGATAAATCACCTTTTACCAAAGCCAACTCATAAGGATTAAAATTTATTTCTAATTTACTTTCTTCCTTTAATATAACTTCATTACTCATTTTATGCTCCTTTTTTAATTTTTAAACACATTGAAATACTTTCTTTATAAAACTCTTTAGGCACAGTAATATTTTTTTGCTCTAAAAAGCCCTTATAATCAATTGTAGTTCTACTTTGCGGATAAATTGTAATATCCAAACATCTTGCTTTTTCTCCATTTGCTAAGGCTATGAGTTCTTTTTTAAGACTTTCTAGCTTTTCTTTAATAGGTTTAATCGTGTTTTCAAGCCTTATAATTTCAATCGTTAGATTTTTTGCTTTAGTATCTTCAAGCTCTTTATATTCACTTTTTTGATCTATGATATAATCTAATATAAATTGTTTTATATTTTTAACCAACCATTCTTGATAAGCTTCGTCTTTTGAAACTTCGCACTCTACAATCTCTTCTTCTTTATTCATGGCTACAAAAATGCATTTTTCTTTACCACTGATATAGAGTTGAAATTGCACTTGGGCGTAGTATTTATCGCTTGGCTTTTTATTTTTTTTGACAAAATCGTATTCATCTTGTGAGTATTTAAACTCATAAATAATTCCATTTTCATCCATTCCATCTAAACTTGCTATAAACATTTCATTTTCTAGACTTTGTAAAACTATAGGAGTGATACTCACAGAATGTAAAAACTCAACTCTAGCTCTAATCAAAGCTTCATAATTATTGCCTTTTTTCATAGCTTCATTTTGATAAACTTCTTTAAGTCCCAAAATGATATCTCTTGCTTCTTCTTTGGAATTAAAAGCACCTTTGATACCTACGCAAGATGCTACCATCGATGCACCTATTTTTCCTTTTCTAAAATTTAACCATTCCTTGCTTCCTTGTTCTAAGTCGATTATTTTATACTGCATGATTAATTCTTTCTAATAATAAATTTGCGATTTTAATTTGTCCCTTGCCTGTGATTTTAGTTGTACTTACTAATCTATCTCCATTTATTGTACTGATAGTTGTTTCACTTACTTTAAAAAGCCCTTGCTCTATGCATTTTTGATAAGGTTTGTTATCACTCATTAAAAAGCCATTATCCCTTAAAAAAGCAAAAAGTCTTTTTTCTCCGATTTCAATTTTATTTTTTTCATAAAGTATTTTTGCGAAATCTCTTATTAAAATAGCATCATTAGTATCTTTTATACGATTTGCAAAGTGAATAAGTGGTGCGTTTTCTTTGGCTTCATTTTTTAAATTTACATTTTCAATTTGAAGCTTTTCATTTCTCTCTAAAAGTTCTAATTGCATTTGCAAACTTTCTTTTAATGAAAGCGGTTTATAACTTTGTTTTTTAAGCTCATTTTCTAAGTATTCTAATCTATCGATTATCTTTGCTCTTAGCTCAACACTATATCCACTCACTAAAATCAATACTTCTCTTTTTGGTAAGCGGTAACACTTGTAAGATTGCTTATTTTGTGTGTTTTGGTAGGTGTCTCCAAATTTGGATATACCCCCTTCAACCACTTTTTCTAAGTAAGTTTCTATATCTCTTATAACATGAAAATGCTCCTTGCCTGTAAGCTCTGCTATCTCTAAAGAAGTTAAGCTTATTTCTTTATTTTCATCTTTTTTAAAAAGTTCTAAATTCATTTTTCATCTCCTTTTAATAATTTTAAGATTTTTTTATCTCTAGCCTTGTTATTTTGAATATAATTATCAAGGCAACAAAATATACTGAAAGCAAATTCCAATACTTCAAAATTAGTCAAATCTTTTTTACCTTTAGTTGCTTTTGTTAAACATTCTAAAAACTTTTCTTCTTGGCTCATTGGTATCCTTTTGTAATTTTTTGTATTCTTAAGAATTACAAAATTATATAAAATTATTTTTGTATTGTCAAGTAATACAATGTATGCTTTACAAAAAAAAGTTTTTTTTGTAAAATTACAATAAATTACAAAAAAGGTAAATTAATGGAAGAAAAGCAAAAAAATAATAAATCTGAAATAATATCAGTAAGACTTGATACATTAACAAAAGAAAAGCTTACTTTTATATGCGAACTTGAGTATCGCCCTATGGCTTTGCAAATAAGAAAAATCATTGAAGATTATATAAAAAATTATGAAAATAAATGCAATCTTTTAAATAACCCTTATTATCCAGGATACTTAGATTTACCCTTATAATACTCAGTGTATTCGTTTAAAATTTTAACTATTTGAGTTGCTAAAGGGCGGTATTCTTTATCTGCTATTTTTTGCAACTCTTCTTTTAATTCTAATGGAATTCTTATACTTAGCGGTTTTGTTTGTTTTTTCATAATTCTTTATCCTTTAATCTTTTTACTTCTTTAATAGCCTTATCATCGTTTTTAAAAACGCCTATAAGTCCTAAGGTATCAAGCATTTTTATGCGAAAATTACTAAGTTTTACATTGATTTTAATTTCTTCTTCTAGCTTCAATGAAATTTCATTTATAGCAGTATCTTTTAATGCTATTACACCTTTTAGCCTTTGAATTTCTTTTTCTAAATATCTTATTTTTTCATTTTTTTTACTATTTAAGAACATAGTTTTGACCTTTCTTTTGCATAAAGAAGCTCATAAATTTTATTTTGCAAAGAACTAATTTCTTTTATATTTTTCATATTTGCTTCTATTTGATCTTTTAACTCTTTTAAAAGTTCTATTTTTTCATTTTCAAGATTAGAAATTTCAGTTTTTAAAGATTTATTTTCATCTTTTAAAGACTTATTTAGCTTCATTTCTTTTCGATATTCATCTTTGCTAAGTTTAATGATGACTTGTTCTTTTGTATGATAAGCTTTCATTTTTTCTCCTTTTAGATTAATGCTTAAAAGGGACAACTGAGTTCCTTAGAATAGGAAATAAAACAAAAAGGTAAATTCTCAAGTAGTTAATTTGTAAAAGTTGCCCCATTTAAGCATTAAAGGAGCTTAAGAAAAGCCGAGCAAATCTTGCAAGCTTTCTTAAACTCTTGATTTTCTGTCGTTTTTAAAGTGCAAGAAAACCTTAAAAATAGCACTATAAACAATAATAGCGAGCCAAGTTTATGGATAACTTGCTAACCCTTCCGCTATACAGAACTATCAACGCAATAGTAAAGCTTAATTTTCAAGCGGTCAAAAGCTTAAGAAAGCCCTTTTTTAAAGGACTTGTTAAACTTTTAAAAAAGCTTTTTGCAGTGTTTTTCGAATTTTCTAACTCTCTCTAAAAGCTCATAAGCATTTCTCATAAATTCATCTCCATAAGCCTGTAAAGATATAGATATTTCTTCATCATCTTCTAAGCTTATTTCCAAAGAGTTTTTAAAATCTTGCAAGTTTGCAAATATATTTTCTAAATTCTCTTTGCTTTCAAACTCATTTGTAATTAATTCTTTCGTTTGGCTAGAAATTCTTTTTTCTTCTCTATCAAAATAAAAATCTGTAAAACTCATTTTTTCTCCTTTTTGTTTTGTTGATAAAAGTATATAATAAAGAAACTTAATTAAAATTTAATTTAGTATATTAATTAGAAACTTTTTTAAAAAATATTTGTGATATAATTTTTAAGAATAAATAAAAATAAGGATTTTAAATAATGTTAAAAAGATTAATGGCTGTTTTATTTTTTTTAAGTTTAGTGGTTTTTATTTCTATTCTAATGATAAAAGATGATAAATATAGTAAAATTCAATATGAAAGAGAAAAATTTATATATGAAGATTTTGAAAAATATACCCAAGAGCTTAAAAGTAATTATTATATATTAACAAATAAAATACCACAGATTATAGGAGATTTAATAGAAGGTGAAACCAAACATCTTCTATTAGCTGGTAATAATATTGTTGAATTAAAGTCAAAAAATGACTACATGGAAAATTTTGAGAGAACATGGGATAGACTTAATCTTTGGTGGAGATATGATAAAGTTGAAGCTTTTTTTGAAGCATGTTTTGCAACATTTATTTATTTGATTGCTTTGACTGTTTTGCAATTTATTTTAATTAAAACCACAAATCCATTCCATTTAATTTTTGAATTTAAAAAAATGTTTATTGTATCAATTTTAGTTTACTCTATATTAATTGGCTATGGATTAGTAACTTATGTAAATGCAGAATATGTAACACTTAAACCCGTTAGCGATAATTTAGAATTAGGTTATGTGCCTAGTAATTTTATAGAAGTAAGTGATTTAGAGATTTTTATTAAATATGTATTATTCTTTTCACCATTTGTTTTAAGCTTATTTTTTAGCATTTGGCTATATAAGTATAAAAAACCAAAAAAATCCTTAAAAACATTTTTAGAAAATTGGAAGGATTAATGCGATGGATATAAAAGGTTTATGGGGTATTGAGAGGTTAAGATTTATGAATTTATCCAGTCTATATTAATTATTTCAAGATTTTCTTTTTTATAAACAATTTTCAAATAATTCGTCTTTACACAAAAAATCCCTGGAGGATATTCGTTTTCACGTTCTAATATTATTTTATTTTGTTGTTTTATCCCGTAAAAAATACCAGTACAGGGTTTTAAAAAATTATCCTTATGAGTATTAAAAAAATTGTGAATTTTTATTTCACAATCTTCACTTATATTAAAATGCTTACATAAATCATAAGCATTTTCAATGCAAGCCATTTATATCTTCTTTCGTAGCTGGTATAATATCTTGTAAAAATACGCTTTCAATAGGCATAGTATCGCCGTTTTTTGTTTTTTCCCAGCATTCATCATGAGACATTTCTGAAAGCTCTTTTGCTGTTTTTAAGGCGAATTTATTGATAGTTTCGTCTAAAATACTTATTTCTTTTGCAGTAAAATCATCTAAATTAGGCTCTTTTAAACACAAGAAAGATTGTTGTTGATATTCGCCTTTATTTACTTTTATGCTTTTGATAAACTCATTTTTTTCTAAACTAGTTAAAATGTTTTCTAATTTTTTAACTACCGGTCCTTGTGGATTTTTTATATAAGATGTTTGAGTTAGAGATGCGTAATTTTTATACATAAAGGCTCTGTCTGCAAACCATAAAATTTTATTTAATTTTACTTTTCCAAGATCAGCTGGAGCATAGTTCGTTTGAAAGTAATTTATGATATAAATAATTATATTTTCTATTTTTTTCATCTTATACTCCTTTCTAAAATTTATAAAAGCATAATATACTTAAACTAAAAAATCGTTTAAGATTGTCAACTGCCGGTTAAAATATCACAATTAACCTTATAATTTTTTATATTCTCATTTTCTACTTCATGATTTGGTACTTGGTAACATTCTTTAAAATTCTCGCCTTTTAAAATCTTAGTGTAAGAGCTTGGAATGGCAATTTGATTTCTTATTCTTTGTGGATTATTATCATAATTAACCAAATTTAAAACTTCTAAACTTCCAAGCTTTGAAGCTACTTGTCTTTCTCTTTTTTCAATCTTGTTCCAAACCCTTTGATTGATTTGTGGATTTTGTGGAGTAATATTACTCATTAAGAATGTGCTTCTTTGAGCTTGAGTTGTTTTTCTCATTGAAGCATTAGAAAGAGTGTGTCCTCTATCATAACCACTATTTTTATAATCACTCCAAGTGGTGCGATATTTTTTAGGAATATTTGTATCATCTTCAAAGCGAGGGCGTTTTTTGATTTGTTCACCTTTTAGATTATCTGCTTCTAGTTTATAAGCTACAGCTTTAGTGCCTTTAAGATTATAATCATAACAATTTAGATAATAAAACTTATCTAAAACTTGTGAGCAGTTTTGCTTAGTCAAATACTTAGCAAAATCTTCGCTTGGCTTGTATTGTGTATAATCAGCAAAGGCTAGAGTGGATAACAATGGTAAAAGTATGAGTTTTTTCATAATCCATTATCATCTATTTGTATTTTAAATTCTTCAAAATTTAACGGCGGTATATGATAAGGTGGAAAACCTGATAGCATTGTTATTTGTGCTATCATTGGTCTTAAATATGAAAACATTATTGCTACAGCATTATTTAAAAACAATTTATTTTCTTCATTTTTATTTTCAAATTCGATCAATGATATTACAGAAGTTGATATATTATATATAGTTTTATCATTGTTATTATTTGCTTGTATATCTAAATTTAATTGAATTAAAAAGCTATCTTTTTTTTGAACATTTCTTCTTTGCGCAATAGCACCTATGGTATTATTAAATTTAATCCCATTAATATCACTTTCTTGAATTTCCTGATTTTGTTCAAAGTTAAATTTTTTTATTTCTATCGATAAAATTTGAAACGCTCCTTGTTTTATCTTACTCATCGTAACTCCTTGTATTTAAGCTGCTTGGTAAAAATCATTATTATATTTCAAGTTTTCATTTTCATTTTGTATTTTATTAATTTCTAAATATTGTTTTTTGGTTGAATTATTTCTTTTATTAGCATATTCTTTAAAACTATTTATTATTTCAAAATGCTTTTTAAAACTATTTATTATTTCAAAATGCTTTTTAAAACTATTTATTATTTCAAAATGCTTTTTAAAACTATTTATTATTTCAAAATGCTTTTTAAAACTAGATATCAATTCATATTGTACAATCAATAAGTTTAAGCGAATTGCAAAATTTTTAGCTTTTTTTTCATGTAAATCAATTGTTTTTAAATTGTATTTTGGCGGATACTGAAAATAAATACTACTTAAAAAATTTTGAAATATATGTCCTAATTGCTCAGGAATGTATTTCTCATCTTTATATTCTATTGTAATACTATTTCCATCAAAATTTGATTTTGAATTATATTTCTTTAGCTTCATATTTTTTTTTAAAACAATGTTAAATTTTTTACATATAGAATTAATATCCAATGAAGAATTTTCCTTCTTTACAATATCAATAACTTCCATTGCTCCCATTGGTCGCTTGTTTGACTCTGGGATAATTTTCCAAAGCCTATTGGCAAGATTTTTATTTTCTAAGAATATTTTTTGCTCTCTCTTATTAAGCAATTTAAGAATATTTTTCATTGTTTTATATTTCTTCCTTTATAAAATAATTATTATTTTCTATTAGACTATATATTATATTGTTATTTTCTTTAAAAACATAAATAATCCTTTCTTTTTTCTCTAAAATAGTTTGTAAATAGGCAAAATTTTCATATTTCATTTTTTTCATATCAACTTCTTTGATTTTTATCCTTTCACTTTCAAGCATTATTTGATCCGCTTCTAACTTAAAGCAACTTTTAACATTTCTATTTTTTGTGAATATTTCACAATTTGTTATTTGATAAGTTTCGTTTATTTTATCATACTTTAATTCTTTTGCATATAAAATACTGTTGAAATCTTTAAGGGCTAATTTTTCTAGCTTATTATTTTTTTTCATATTTACTCTCATCCCACCACTTCTATAAAATTTTTAAAGGTTTCAACAGCCATTTTTGATACTACAGCACCTAAGATCTCGCATTGTTCAAATTCGCTATTATCTACTTTTTTATCCTCGTATTTTTTATTTTCAGAAACTAAAAAAATATAATCTTCAAAAGGTTCTTTTTTAATTTTTTTGCAAAATAAATCATCATTTTTTCTAAAAATAACAATATCTGCGTTTGAAATAGTTTGAAGTGAATTTTTGCTTCTATCTATAATAATAAAATCTCCATTAGATAAAATAGGTTCCATACTATCGCCATTAATTTTTATAATATCATAACTCTTCTTTATAGGTATATCTAAAATTTCTTTTAGAAAATTTTCATCAACGGAAACTATTTTAACTTCTTCACTTTGAGATGAGGTTCCAAGTCCTGCACTTGCATAAATATCTGGAAAATATCTGAAGTTAATTTGATTATCATTTCTAAAAACATCTTGCAATATCACTTCGTTAAAAGGAATATCTAATGCATTGCATAAAATTTTTATATATTGTGGTTTAGGTTTTGTTTTATTATCTTCTTTAGACATCAACCATTTTTTTATTGTTGCTTCTGAGCTTTCTATGCCATTTTTATATAAAATTTCCATCAAATCTTGATATGTAACTTTTTTATCTCTATTTTTTAAATAAAATTTAAATTTTTCAGTATCAAAATGAAAATCGAATATATCTCCATTTCTTCCCATATTCTCTCCTTTTTTAGTATAAAAATTATACACTTTTTTCAAGCAAATAATGTTCCATAATTAGAAACATAATTAAATATTTATTAAGTTTCTTTATTTTATACTTTCGTTATGAAAAAAATAGATTTTTTTGATTTTACAAAAATATTGAGCAATCACTATACGGTTATTAGTGTTAAAAAGATTAGAACAAATAAATCACGCCCAAGCTTTAAAAAACAAATAGAGTTTAAAAAACTCTATGGAATACCTCATGAATTTTGGGTGGATGTTCGTAGCAATCTTATAAACATACCTAAGCGTGGGAGAAAGCGAAAGGATAGAGAATGAAGGCGATTGAACTAAAGGTTAAAAAATGGCTTTTATAGCGGGATTTTCAATAGGTTTTTTAGTTTATTTTTTAATTTGGAAAATCTTTTAGGATGATTAATGCTTGATAGGGTATTTGAAATAATAGGATTATTTATTTTTACTTTGATGATGTTGCATTTTAGACTGTTTCTAGTGGCTGGTATTTCGGCTGGGATTTTAATATCTTGCATTTATCATTATCTAAAACGCATTTTTTATCACGGTAGTGAGGACAAATAATGTATTTAAATTTATCTTTTTTAAAAACCATTTCAAAAGGAGTTTTTTTTGTAACTAATTTATATCCTAAGTTAGGATATAGTCTTTTTGTCAAATCGTTTTCTAGCTTCATATCTTTAATACAAACTCTTTTTAGTTTTTGTTTTTTAGTTAAATATAAAAACAAAGGACGGATACTTAAACCAAATAAAACACCTATTAAAAAATATAACAAATTTTCTAAAGTGGCGGTTTTTAGCATTTCGGATAAGAAAGAATTAAACATAAAAAACCTTTTTAATTTAAATTATAACATAAAGGAGAGTTGGTGATACCAAATTTTATAGCAAGCTTTGATGTGGCTATCGGGCGAAAAAGATTGAGAGAAAGAAAAGGCTATTTGAAATTATCAAACACTATAGCTTATGGAGGACTTAGTGTTGATGCTCTGGCATTATATATACAACTAGCTAAACTTAGTGAAAAAACGATTATAAGTGAGATCTATCTAAGAGAGTTTATAAAAGTTAAAAATAATCAAAGAATGAGTTTAAATAGATTAAGAATTGCCAAAAAAGAATTAATCGAGCTTAGGCTTTTAGAAATTAAAAAGGTTAGAAATGGATCTTTAAATTTTTATGAATGGATTTTAAAAGATGAAAATTATCAAGTTAAAAAGCATTTTAACAAATCTTTATCTTTGCTTAAAAACAGTGATGAAAAGCTAAGCAAAACTCTTAAAAATAACACTTCATCAATCGACAGAAAATTAACTACTGAAAACGAAAAAAAAGAGAATTTGCATTATATAGAAACACACACGCACGCACGTGATAATAAATTTATAAATAATATAAATATCAATAATAATAAATTTATAAAAAAAGAGAATTTAGAAAATTTAAAAAATAATCAAGAAAAGAAAGAATGCGTTTCTAATCAAAACGCTTCTTTTGTGACGAGCTTTATTGATTTTAGCAAAAAGGAGTTAGAGAAAATGGCAAAAAAAGAGTTTAAAGTCCCAAATGCAAATGAACTCATGAGACAAATAATAGCTTTTAATGAGAAAAATGGCACAAACTTTGGTGAAGAGTTGGCTAATGATTTTATAGGCTATTGGGATGCTAGGGAATGGAAAAGAAATGGAAAAAGAATGTCAAGTGTGGCAGGAAGTCTTTATACATGGCTTAAATACGCTAAAGAAAATGAAGCAAGAAAAAATCAGCGTTTTAACAGAAAAAAAGAAGCCAATCCTAGTGTGGTTGATAGCTTGATGGAGTATTACGGAATGAAAGATGAGAACAAAAACAAGCTCTTAGGATGCTTTTAAGGAGTAAAAAATGCAAGAAAAAATACAAATTTTAATGGACTTATTGGAAATTAATAAGGCTCAAGCAACTGATATAGTAGGTAGATATTTGCAAGATGCAAAGGATATTCATGCTTTCTTAGATTTTTATTTCGAAACTTTAGAAAGAGAGAATATCGTAGGGACAACCTATGAGAAATTAAGAAGAGTTTGCAAAAGAGCTGAAATCGAGTTTAAAAAGCGTTTTGAAGACAAAGAAATTTTTTTAGAATGGTTAAAAAATAAATATAAAAATAGTCCATTTTTTAGATTGCTTGAAAGTGATTTTAAATACTCATATGTTTGTTATGATGGACAGGGCAACCTTTTTAAACGATTAGCAAAATCAATTAATATGTTGGTTTGTCTAAATAATTTTGGAGAATTAACCTACGAAGATGGAGAAATGCTAAAAAATAACGAATTTAAACACGCTTTAATAGATTTTATATTTAAAAATCAAGAGCGCATAGGAAAAGATATATATATAAATACTTCTTATAAGATAAAAGGATATACATCTTTAAGCCATGAAGAAGAATATAATAACTTTAAGAAGGTACAGAAAAAATTTTTTAAGGAGAATCAAGAAGAATTTCAAAAGAAAGTAAAAGTCAAAATGGCTTTTAAAAATATAAGCTAAATTTAAGAAAGTCTGAAATGGAAAAGTATATTTTAAAAATTGATTTAAAAAGCAACCCAGTTCCTTATAAAAGAACCACGCAAAGATCTAAATTTGCATGTAAAGATTATCTTAAATATTTAGATTTTAAAAAACTCTTGCAAATGGAGTTTAGAAGACAAAATAATATTAGCTGTTTTCAAGCCTTTGATAAGCAAAAGAAATATGAGTTTTCTTTAAAAATAGGATTTAACAGCAAAAGGCATGGCGATGGGGACAATATCGTAAAATGCGTTTTAGATGCGTTATTTGAAAACGATAAGAATGTTTTAAAAGGCGATTATGAGATTATTAGTTTTAAAAAATCTTTTTTAAACTTAGAAATCAAAGAATTTGATTTTAAAGAAGGGGTGGCTTAATGGCTAGAATGATGACAAATGGCAAAAGTATGACAAAAGAAGAGCTTGTTTCAAAAATAGAGAGTTATTTTAATGAAAGAGTTGTCTTAAAAGAAACTAAGGAGAGTATTATTTTTGCACCTAAAACAAAAGTGGGATTAGCTGTGTATTTAGGAATTACAATGCAAACCTTAGGCGAGTGGGAGAAGGATAAGGATTTCGGAGAAATTGTATCTCAAGCTAAGCAAAAATGTGAAATGGATATTTTAAACCATTCTTTAATCGGTACTTATACTCCTAGCGTTAGTATGTTCTTGCTAAAAAATCAGCATGGCTACGTGGATAAACAAGAAGTAGTTAGCGATAACGTTCAAAAAATTGAAATTATAAGAAGTGAAATCAAATGAAATTAAAAATCGATTTTTCTTACACTCCGGCACAACTTAAAGTTTTTGATGATAAAAATCCACGCTTTATAACTGTAGCAAAGGGCAGAAGACTTGGTTTTACAAGGGGAAGTGCTAAGTTTGTTATCGAAAACTTGCTTTTAGGACAAAATGTTTTATGGGTGGATACCATACAAGCAAATTTACAAAATTATTACGAGTTATATTTTACACCTGAGTTAAAAAACTTGCCAAAAGATTTTTACTCATGGAGTGTGCAAGACAAGAAACTAATTATTAATGGAGCAGTGCTTCATATGAGAAGTGCTGAAAGAAGTGAAAATATCGAAGGTTTTGGATATGACCTTGTTATCTTAAACGAAGCAGGAATTATTTTAAAAGGTAGTAAAGGAGAGTATCTTTGGTATAACGCTATAAGACCTATGTTGCTTGATAACCCTAAATCAAGAGCAATTATCGGTGGAGTTCCTAAAGGAAAAAATCTATTTTACGAGCTATGTAGAAAAGAACTCAGCGATAAAAATTGGAAACATTTTCAATTCTCAAGCTATGATAATCCATTTTTAAAAGAAGAGCAAATTAAAGAATTAATTGAAGAAGTAGGCGGAGAAGGTAGTGAAGTTGTCAAGCAAGAAATTTATGGCGAGTTTATAGATAGCTCGAGTGCTGAATTATTTTCTCTAAGTGAAATTGAAAATGCGATGAGCAAGAACTCTTTTAGTATTGAAAAAATGCAAGGCGAGAATATTTGGGGACTTGATGTAGCAAGATATGGAGATGATAAGAGTGTTCTTGCAAAAAGAAAAGGTTTTGTAATTTATGAGATTAAAAAATACTCACAACTTGGAACTATAGAATTAGCAAACAAAATACTAGCCGAATACAATCAAAGTGAAGATAAACCAAAAGGTATTTTTATAGATACTTGTGGTCTTGGCGTTGGCGTATATGATGTCTTGTTAAATTATGGTTTGCCTGTATTTGAGGCAAATTCTGCAAATTCTGCAACCAGTAATGAATACTTAAATAAAAGAGCGCAAATGTATTTTACATTTGCTAAAAACTTAAAACACATGGAGCTTGTTAAAGATGAAGAATTAAAAAAAGATATGAGAATGATTGAATATGAGTATAGCGACAAGGGGCTTTTAAAGATAGTTTCAAAAGAACAATTAAAAAAGAACTATGATAAAAGTCCTGATGTTAGCGATGCGGTGGCATTAACTTTTTTTGAAAAACTATACAGCAGAAACAATACTAATGAAGATTGGAGTTATGATGGCTGGTGAGTTTTTAATGATCTATGATGCAATTGATGTAAACAAAATAAAAAAGCTTTCAAATTTAAGCGATGAGGCTATAAAGTCAAGTCTTGCAAATGAATTTTTAGAGCTTGTGTCAGGGTTTAATAATATTTCTAAAAAGAAATTTAAAAGAGAATTTGCGGAGTTTTTATTTGAAAAAGGAGTGAATGAAAAAGATATTTTAAAAATAACAAATTTAAGCAAAACAACAATATGGAGAATTATGAATGAAAGCAAAAAGAACTAATGATGAGAGAGTGTCGTTTTTAACGCAGTTAATTAGCGAAAGCAAAAGCGGATATGAGAATTACAAAGCTCATTTTAAAGAGTTGCAAGATGCTTATTTACTTGAAAATAAAGTAATGCAAAAATTAAGAAAAAGAAATAAATCAAGCATTTACATACCAAAGATCAATGCAAAAGTAAAATATCTCATAACTAGCTTAAATGATGTATATTTCAATAGTGAGAGAATGGCAGATATCGAAACTTACATTAATAGCGATGATACGATTATAGAGCTATGGCAAAATGCTATTGATTTTTACAGCGGTAAAATAAATATGTTTAAGATTTTTCAACCGCTTTTCTTAGATGTTTTACTTGTGGGAACGAGTATCGCTAAGGTTACTTGGCATAAAGGAATGCCACGAATTGAAAGAGTGGATATTGATAGTATTTATTTTGATCCAAATGCGTTAAATAGCGAGGATGTAGGATATATAGTCAATGAAATTTACTTAACATATAATCAAATCCTTGAAAGACAAAAGCTAGGTTTTTATAAAAAAATTGAAATTGAAAAGCTTTTTGATGAAGATGATGAGTATAAAAAAGTAAAGCTTTATGATATTTACGAAAGAAGAAACGATGATGAGTGGGTGGTTTCTACTTTATTTGAAAATAATTTACTTAGAAATGAAGTTGCTTTACAAGATGGTCAACCTTTTGTCTGGGGTTCAATGTTACCACAACTTAAAAAGATAGATAACGAAGACTATATAAGTGCTTATGGAGAGCCTATAATGTCTTCTGCTATGCCTTTGCAAGATGAAATTAATATAACTAGAAATCTTTTAATAGATGCGGTTAGATCTCACATTATGCCTAAAATAATCGTACCCAAATCAATGGGGATAAGTAGAGAAGATATAGAAACTTTGGGAAAGCCAATTAGTGCAGATGATCCAAAAGGAGTGCAGATATTACCACCGCCAAATGTAAATAGTGCAGGAATGAATTTGCAACTTCTAGAAAGCGAACTTACAGAAGTTACAGGGATTAGTCCTCAAAACAATGGGGCTCAAACAGCAAATAATGAAACCGCAACAGAAATAAGTATCAAAGCACAAGAAGGCGGAAGAAGAAGTGCTGATTATATAAGACAGTATAATGAAACCTTTATAGAGCCTTTATTTGATAGATTTGCAATGCTTGTTTTTAAGTATGGCGAAGATAGTTTTTTCAATGGTTATCAAAGAGAAGATATCCCTAGTTTTAGATTTAAAATCCAAACTGGCACAGGTGCCATGAATAAAGAAGTTAGAAGAGCAGGAATTCAAGCTAGTATGCAAGTGTTTTCACAATTATATCAAATGTATATGAGTATAGGTGATGCAAATTCTGCTTATGGGATTGTAAATGCTAGTAAAGAACTTACTAAAGAGTTATTACCAATTTTAGGAGTAAAGAATGTAAATAGCTTGTTTGGTTTTGAAAATAATGAAGATATTAATCCACAAATGCAAGGAGAAACTAATGCTTAATATTGAAATTAAAAGCGATATATCTAAAACTAAAGGAGGAAAGAAATTAATAGATTTTATCAAAGCAAAATATAGCGAATGCTTTTATATAGCAAAAAATAACGATGAGAAAGAGTTAAGGTTAAAAGCTTTAGATACTATGGCTTTTTTGGACATATTAATCAATAAAATAAAGGATGAAGAAGATGGAAAATGATGCTTTAAAAGATTTAATTAATGTTATAACAGATGATGATAAAGGACAAGTTGCTAATAATGGCGATGAACCTACGCAAGTAGCAGATAATGAACATACGCAGGTTGCTAATGAGAATGAACCTGATTATAAGGCGATGTTTGAAGCTTATAAAAGTGAAAATGACAACAAATTAAATGCTTTAATGGGTGAGCTTGAATCTTTAAAAAATCCAAAAAAAGAGCCAAGCGAACAAGAATTACAAAGAGAGCAGTATTTAAAAGAATTAGGACTTGATGGACTTGATGAGAAATTAAAAAGGCTTGAAGAGCTTGATAAAAAGCAAAAAGACAAAGAAGAACAAGATGCACTAATCGCTAAATACGCACAAGTAGAAAGCGAGTTAAGAAAAGCCTATCCTGATGCGGATTTAAAGGCTATGGCAGAACTTGCTACAAAATTAAATGGTTTAGGCGAAGGTAATATTGACAGCTGGAAAACCTTACTTAATTTGGTAGGAAAATCAAATAATGCCAAAAAAGCTGAAGATTTATCAAGTGCAAATAATAATGTAAGAACTAGTGATTTTAACGATAAGTTAAAAAAAGGCGAAGTTAGCGAGATAGATCTAGGCAAAGAATTATTAAGTTTAGTATAAAGGAGAAATTATGGATTTTATAACAGCTTTAAAAGGTGGTACAGGATTAGGCTCTAGTTTTGCAGATACTTTGATGAAAACAAGCAATTTCACTCCAAATTTAGCAAGTAGCAGTGGTGGTTTTTTAAATGGATTAAAAAATTCTTTTAGTAATTTTGGAGATTGGTTATTTAAAAGTAGCGATACAAATAAAGTAACTAATTTTGATAGATTAGGAAATGTTTTAGGCGGTGCTGGTGCTTTATATGGTGCTTATAATCAGCAAAAGATGGCACAAAAGAATTATGAGCTACAAAAAGATGCTTATAACTTCAATAAGTATCTAGCTAATGAAGAATTAAATAGAAGAAAGAATATGGAAAATAAACTTCAAAATGTTTGGAGTAATTAAATAAATTTGGATTTAAGGAGTTTGTTTTAAAGGGTAAATCTTAACCCCTTGTATAAGGGGCTTTGTTTATTGATTGTTAATTTGCATTGACAACAATAATACAAAGTAGTATAATAACTATTAAGATTTGTAGCATCTTATTTCACCGCCTTTCTAGGTGGTAATTTAGTGCTAAGGGTGGCGACCCTTGGCACCACACCTTTTAAAATTATACACAAACTTCCTTAAATCCTTTATTTTAAAAGAAAGAATAAAGGAAACAAAATGGCATTTTATAACCCACAAAGAGTAGTATTTAATCCTGATACAGGCGTTATACAAAACGCAGGAAAAGTCGGTGGTGTCTTATATGACATCATGAGCAAAAGTTTTGATGATAAAGTTAAAGCTAATGAGTTTCAGCAAGAGCAAGATTTAAGAAAGCAACAAATGGAATTTAATCAGGCTATGCAAAATAATCAGCTTTTGCAAAATGAGAGAAACTTTGATTATCAAAAAGAAAGAGCAAATATAGCAGATCAGCAATGGCAAATGAATTATAACCAAAGAGCTAGACAATATGCCATGCAAAATGCTTTAAGACAGCAAGCAATAAATGCTAATAAGGCTTACAAGGATTTAAATTATCAAAAAGGATTATTAGAACTACAAAAATTACAAAATGAGATAAATACAAAACAAAAAGAGCAAGATTTATTAAATGGAGTTTTTAGTAATAGTCAAGGTTTTGATAGTCAAAACAATGCAAATTTACAAAACAATACAAGATATAAAGCAGATGCTCAGTTTTTAGATTTAGCAAGTAAACAAGGTAAAACATATGATACAACCCATGGTTTTTGGAATGGAGCTATAGAGCGTGGTTTTGGTGGATGGGGAAGTCAAAGCACAGATTTAAATGATGCAAGTGATTTATTCTTAAAAAGAATGCAAAGTGATTTATTAAGGGGTGGTAAAAATGCTAAATGGAATTTAGAGAATATACAAGCCAATTTCCCTATTAATGGTTATACTATGGAAGCAAATAATCAAAGGGTAGCTCAAGCATTAGCAGGAGAATGGTTAGCAGAAGCTCCAAACTCTTTTAAAATGGAATTAGCAGAAAGACTAGGAAACGCAAAAACAAATATTGAGAAACAAAGTGCTATAGAAGATTATAAAAATAATATGGATTTTTATAACAATTATGCTCCAAAGGTAAAAGCTTTTTATTGGGATGAAAAATACTCAAAACCTAGTAAAAATGCAGTAATTATAGGTAATTCAACAACTAATCAAAATATACAAAATGATTTAGCCAAAAATACATTAGAAGTGCAAAATCAAAATACACCAAAATTACATAGCGTTAGTTTTAATGGAATTAATGCTCAAATATCAGAGCCTGATGCTAATGGTAATGTAATATTAGTTAATCAAGCAGGTAGAAAAATGCAAGTTAGCATAGAAGAATTAAAAAAACAAGGATTAATACAATGAATATAAGAGAATTTTTATTAGAAAAACCACAAGAAAATAACATTATTTCATTTTTGCAAGATGGAGCAAGTCAAAGTGAAAATCAAAATACAAGTGAATATTTATCAAATTTAAAAAATGAAGTAATAAATGATTTTTATAAAAATAAAGATAAATATGCTAAAGAATATGAAAAATATAATTTCAAAGACCAAAATTTAACAAATCCTATGGGAAATATTAGTGAATATAAAAGGGATTTATATGATTATAATAAAAATCCATCCATGAATGCTGATGATTTAAGTAATTATATTTTAGATAAGCAATCTAAATTTAATGCCTCTAAACCTATTTTTGCTGATGATAATGAAGTAGTAAGAAAAAGTAATCAGTTTATGAGAGATTTAGGCGATGAGTTGCAAAAATCAGGGCGTGGAAGATTATTGCAAGATGATGATGGATCTTATTGGGTGCAAGATAATAATGGAAATTATTCTAAAGTGCAAGGTAGCACTATGGGTGATTTATATCGTGGATTAAGAGATAATGGTGCTAGTATGGCTTTAGGAACAGCAGGTGCAATTGGCGGTACAATGCTAGGTGGCGGAGTTGGTATGGTTGCAGGTGGTGCATTAGGTGCATCTTTAGGGGCAGGATATGATTACTACGGAAATACAAAAGATACAAATCAAGATATGAATTTAAAAGAAGCTCTTATGCTTATGGGTGAAAATGCTGGACTTTCTTTAATAGGAGATGCAGCTTTTGCAGGAGTTGCCAAAGGAGCAAGAGCTTTAAAAAATACCTATAATATGGCAAAAACAGGTGCACAAGCTGGTAAAGATATGATAGATGGCATGGCAGTAAAAGGTGGTAATTTAAAAGAAAATATAGGGGATAAGCTTAGAAAAATAAGCCCTAGCATTTTAAATGATTTAGCTTCACAAGGTAGCGAAACTTCAAAAGCTTATGCAAGAGAGCTAATAGAAAGCGGAAATAGAAATTATGATGATATATTGCAAAAATCAAGAGCTATGCCTTTAGAAGTTAATCAAGGAAATGCATTAGTTGATGGAGTGGCAAGCAAAATAAAAGATTTCTCAAATACTGCAAAAAATGGTTTTGTAAAAAATACAGCAGACAACGTAACTAATTCACTAAATAATATTAGTAAAAATATAGGCTCAAAAGAAGCAGCACTGAATCAACAAGATCTTATTAATCTTTCTTTTATGAATGATGATTTAGCTAATATGGCAAGAAGTGTTTTAGCAAATGATCCTAAAATGGCAAATAAGGTTGCAAACTCTTTACACTTACAAGATGAGGCTATATTAAAAGAGTTAAATTTAAATAATGCTTCTAAGGCTGATGAGCTTTATGCTTTAAGAGATGCTAGAGCAAAAAGAGCTTATGATGAATTTGGAAAAGGACTTGATAAACTAGATGAGCTTAATCCAAATGGTGTAAAAGTAGATAAGCAAACCATAGATGATATAGTTTTAAACTCAAGTGTTTATAGTGAAAGCACGCCAGCTATGATAAAAAATTTTATTCATGAAGTAAAAAGCGGTGCATTAGATGGTAAAAGCGTTAAAGAGATTTACGATAGAATTGATGCTATAGGCAATAAAATAAAAGAAAGCTCAAGTTACAACTATAAAGATTTTTTAAATAGCTTAAAAGACGCATTTTTAGAAAATATAGTAAAAAGTGCTGATAATCCCCAAGAAGCAAAAGAGATTTTAACCAAGATTAGAAAAGATTATGCAGATTTTAAAGTATATGATAAAAGTAAATTAGGAAAAAAACTAGAAGGAAGTGAAAAAGAGATATCAAAAGATATAGATAAAATACTTAATGAAACTAATCCAAAAAAGAATTATGAAGCTATAACAAAAGGACTTAATGATGATGAGATTAAAGTTTTAGATAATCAAATAATAACTAGAGCTTTAGAAAAAAATAAAGTAAATATAGGAGATGCCAATAATCCCAAATTTGCAGTAAATTATAAAGCGGTCATGGATAATTTTGAAAACTTTAAACCAAAAAGCAAATCAGGACAAGAGAAGATTGAAGTTTTAAAAACAATAGGTGATTTACGTACTAACTTTGAAACTGTAATAGATGGTATTTTAAATTCAAAAGCAAAAGAACTAGGACATGGAATAAGTACAAATTTCATAGAAAGAGCTAAAACAATGCTTGTTAATAATTTCACTGATTATATAGCTTTTTATTTTATGAGATTATGGGAAGTTGGCAAAAGAGCTGGAACAAGAATACAAATGCGAAGGGGGTTTAGCAATATAAATAATTTAAAAGATTTTGATAGATCGGCTAAAGAATTTATAGAAAGTATTAAAGATAAAACACTCAAAGAAGAAGCACAAGAGGCTAGAAAAGAATTTAATTCAAAAGTTAAAGATTTAATCAAAGGCGACAACTTCTTCATGGGTAAAGCTGATCCTAAAGACAATTCTTTAAGATTTATAGGCAAAAATGGCAAAGAGTATACTATAAATAAAGATGTTAGAAATGAATGGATGAAAACTTTCAATCTTAAAAATATCGATGATGAATATATCCCTAATATACCAAAAGAAGCAAAGATAGCTTTAAAAGATAGAGAAATAAAACTTACAAAAGGAAGTTTACTAAAGCTGATTGAAAAAGATAGAATTAAATACATACCACATATCAAAGAAACTTTAGAAAGCCCACAGGCAATCTTAAAAGATAAAGATGATTTTATTTTTATTAAAAATATAGATAATCAGACTTATTTTACAAGTATAGGTAAAGACTATGAAACGCACTTGACTATAATTAGCAATTCACCAAAGAAACAAAATAATATAAAAAATAAAATGAAAAATGCTGAAGCAGTGTATTATAATAATGCGAGAGCCTTACCGACATCTAGGGCATCTTCAGAGACAAAGCAAGTGTCGTTCTCTAACGAAAATTCTACCCAAGCTAAGCCTAAAAAAAACTTAATGGATGATATAAAAGATAATATTAAGAATAAAGAAATAGAGAAAAAGAATAAAAAAAGCGTAAAACAAAGACTTGATGAAAAAATACAAAATGATAAAAAGGCTAGTGAAGATATTCTAAAAAGATATGATAATTTTCTAAAAGAGAATAAAGATTATAATCTTGATTTTTTAGATAATATGAATTTAAATGCTATTGAATATAACCTAACTAGATATATTATAACAAATGCTAAAGAAAGCACAAATAAAGGTGTAAAAAAAGATATTCCAAGTGCTTTAAGGGGTAAAATCGAACAAGAATTAAATATACAACCTTTAAAAGAATTTGGCGAAAATTATGCAGAATATTATCACGATGGAAAAGGTGCTTTACAAAAACTACTCATTGAAAAACAAGGACAGGTAGCAGGTGCTTTTCATAGAAAAGATTTAGGGGATATTGATTTGGTTTGGGGAGAGGTAACAGATAAGATAAAACATAAAGGTTATGGTTTAGCTCATATTATCGATAAGCATCCTGAGTTGGACTTGAAATTAGTTAGCGATATTATCGATAAGGGGAAATTAAATAACCAAAACAACATAAGATATAGAATAGAATATAAAAATTATATTATAGGTTTAAGCAGTGAATATAAAGGAAATAAAAGAACTTTTATAATTACAGCTTTTGAAAGATACAAAGGATAAAAACAACACTTTCACCGATTGTTTTTTTGCGGTTAGCTCGGACAATTTACTAACCAACCTTTTATCAATTATAGCATAAATTCATGTAATTATTTTTTAAAATATAAAAGATAATTGGAAGGGAGATAATAGGATTGTGACTGCATATGAAAAGATTTAAGAGAAAAAGCAAGAAGGTAGCAACTCTCTTGCTTTTACAAAGGGCGAGATCCTACCCTTAAGTTCTTAATCAAAATTCTAATAAACAAAACTAAAAACAAAAATAAATTAGTTTTAATTTGTCTTGTTTTTAAAAATATCTAATTTATTTCAAAACACACTATATTTGAAATAGTCATTTTTGGAAAAATCCTTAAAACTAAACTAAGGAGAATTCAAAAATGGCTTTACCTTCAATGGGACATACCTCACCCGCAACGGAAAATGTTAAATTAAAACAATCAATATACGAAACGATTATTAAAATCGGAGCTACTGAAACACCAATTTTAAATAAAATAGGTACTTCAAAGGTTACAAATCCTTTAACTCATAGTTGGATTACTGATACTTTTGAAGAACCAAAAAAGAATGCAAATTTAGAGTTAAGTAAATTTGTAGGTGAAACAAAAAACACAGCTCAAAAAACTACAAATGCTACTCAAATATTCATTACCGAAGCCATGGTATCAAAAGCTTTATTAAAAGCAAATCAATATGGTGGTAATGAAATGGAGTATCAAATAGGCAAAAAAACCAAAGAACATAAAATGGATATGGAATATGCTTTATTTGGTCTAGGCAGAGATAGTGATGTAAAAAAATCAGTTTTCAAAGATTATGTTCAAGCACAAGAAGCAACAAGTGGAGAAATGGCTGGACTTTTTCATTATATCGCTAAAGGAAAAGATAGCTTTGCTGATGGAAAGCGTGGAAATGTATTAGCTTTTGATGAAACAGGAGATTGGAGCGGAACTGCAACAGAACTAACAGAAGATAAACTTAATCAAATTTTGCAAACCATTTGGAATAGCGGAGTTACGCCTAAAGATGTCTTTTTAGGAGCTGACTTAAAAGGAGCTATTAACAAATTTGCTACAAGAATTTTAGGCAATGAAACAAAACTAGCAGGACAAGTAGTAAGCCTTGAAACAGATTTTGGAACGGTAAATTTCCATATGCATAGATTATTAAGCCCTAAATATGGTTTGGGTGATGTTTTAATTGCTGGAGATTTTGAGTATATGAAACATGGGCTTTATATTCCTACTATGATTGAAGATGTTCCAACTGATATTACTGCAAAAGCAAAAAGATTTTATACGCAAAGCACTTTAGAAGTAAGAAATGCTGATGCTTTTGCTATAGGAGTGGGATTAACTAGTGGAAATAATGCAAAGGCTAAAGCGGTTTTAAAAGCAGCAAAAGGTGCATAATGCTTTGTGCTACGGCTAAAAAACTCATTATCGCTAAAGTTAAAAATTCTTACAAAATGATAGAAGATGATGAAGTTTTGAAAGCCTATTTTATGGAAGCATTTTATTATATTTTATCAAAATGTGTTCCTAGCGTTCTTTTAAAAAATGTAGAGCAAGGCGAAAAAGTTTTTAGGCAAGTTAGGAATAATCATTTTTTGATTATTCCTGATGAGCCTGATTTTGACAATGAAAAAGAACATTTAATGATAGATGAAACACTTAGTTTTGCTGTGATTAATTATGTTTGTTATTTGATTACAAGATGCGAAGAAAAAGACTTTCTGGCATTATGTGACAAGATAATTTATGAGTATATAGCTAATGATGGCAAGGAGCTTGATGATGAAAGAACATGGTTGTAATTGTAATTTCACAAAAAAATTTAATAGAGCTTTGAGTTATAAAGACTATGTGCAAAGTATAAATAGTGCTGATTTTATAGCTTATTTAGATGATAAAAAATGGCTTTTAGCCATGGATGATCTGCTTTTCTTTTGTGAAAAGAGAATTAAAGATAGTGATTATTATGAAGGTTAAAAATGGGAACAAGCTTAAATGAATTAAAAACAGGTAGAGAAAAACTTGAAATCATAAATCAAGTTTTAGCTAGAATAAACAGCATTTCAGAAGCAATAGACAATACAAGACTTGATGAAGTTGTAGGCTTAAAACAAGCTTGCGAATCTTTAAAAAATGAATGTTTAAAATTTAAAAATGATATTGTAGATAAAAATGATGATATTTTAAGCAAATATGATGATATTAATAAAAAATATTCAAATATAAGTGAAAAATACAACAATGTAAATGCAAAATTTGATTATATTAAAGAAGCGTATGAAGATTTTTCTTTAAATAAACAAGAAATACAAAACATTAAAGATTTTTTAGAAAATAATACAGAAGAGTTTGAGAATTTAAAAAAAGATATACAGAAATATGAAGAAATAAAATTTAATTTAGATAATTATATTAATGAAATTAAACAAAATAAAGATTTTGTAAAAGAATATTTTGATTTGAACACAAAAATTAAAGATGAAATTTTAAGTGAACTTAATCATGCTTTAGAAATTGTAGATAGCTTACATTTAAATGTTGATGAATTAAAAGAAATAAAACCTGAATTAATAAGTATTAAAAAAGAAGTAAAAGATTTAGCAAATGAAGCAAAATTAGTAGTAAGTGAAGCAAGCGAAATTATAAAAAATAAAATTAACACTATATTCTTTGAAAACCAAAGATTAAATCAAGAAATGATAGATAGTGTTAAAAAGCTAGAAGAAATTAAATTTGATATTGGAGTTAAATATAAAGAAATAGCTAGTGCATATGAACTACTTTTAGAAAGCAAGCAAAATATAGAAGATTTAAGAGAAGTTATAGCTTTATATAAAGAATTTGAAAATGATATAACATCTTATTCCCAAATTATAAAAGATTTTAAAAGTAAAATAGAAAATTTAGAACGAGATTTAAAATCACAGTCTGAAAGTATCTACTCTTCTTTAAATGATAAACAAAATGAAATATTAAAAAAATTAAATGAAGTAAAAAATGAAGCTTTAGTTAAATTTGATGAACTTACAGCAAAATGTGAAGGGTATAAAATACATTTTGAGCAAAGTTATGATAGGTTTAATCAAAGAGCTTTGATAGCTAATGAAGATTTAGGTAGGTTAGCTGAAGTTGCTAAAAAAGAACTAGGTAATGATAAGTTAATTTATGAAACAGAATTAAAAGTTTTAGCTGAAGAAACAATAAAACAAATGGAAGAAATGCTCAAAGGTTTAAGTGATGAAAGAAATGAAGTCACAGAGGTTTTTGAAACTCAAAAGAAAGAATTTACTACTCTTGTAGATACTTCTAAAGTTATGATTGACAACTTAAATCATATTTTTAATGCGAATTATCAAGCAAAGAAAAATGAGTTTAGTATTATTTTTAATGAAAAATTGCATAGTTTAAACGAGAATAAGCAAGATTTTTTAAATGAGCTTGTGAGCGCAAAAGAAAACGGACTCAATAAAATAAATGAAACAAAAGAGCAAAGCCTTAATGAAATAATCCAAACAAAAGAACAAGGACTTAATGAGCTTGAAACTAAAAAAGGTGAGTGCATAGATGAGATTGACAATCAAGCAAGAATCTATGATATAAGTGGTGTTAAGGCTAATGTTGAATATCTTCTTTCTTTGCTTAATGAGAAAGATGATGGTAAAGATGATGGAATTAAAGATGAAATTGCAAATATAGAGCAAGGTATAAAAGATAAAGAACAAGAGCTTGAAGAGATAAAAAAGCAAATTGAAGAAGCTTTAAACAATAATGATGAATTAAAGCAAAAAAATGAGGAATTAAAGGAAATTAAAAATCAAATCGATGAGGCTTTAAGTCAAGAACCACCTGCTGATACAAGCGAACTTGAAGAGAGAAAAGAAGAACTTGAAAATCAAATTGCTGAGCTTGAAAAAGAGATTGCTGGTGAATTAATTAACAAAAAAGAGGAAATTGAAAAAGAACTTGAAGAAGCTAATCAAAACTTAGAGGACAAAAACAATGAGTTAGAGCAAAATGAAAAAGATAAAAAGCTAATTACACAAAAAGTATTAGATATAACTATTAAAACTTTAGAAGCACTTATAGATACAAAAGTAAGTTTAAATGGTGATGAAGAGATAAATGGAAATAAAACTTTTGCTAATCCTATTTTAGTAAAAGTAGATCCAACTAATGATAACCATTTAACAAATAAAATCTATGTAGATACCGCTTTAAATACAAAAGCAAATTTAAATGGAGATAATATATTTAATGGCACAAATACTTTTAATCAGGCATTAACTTCTCCAACCAATCCAACAAATGATAATCACTTAACTAGAAAATGGTATGTAGATTATGGTGGTGGAATTAAAAATCTTGGCACAACTGGCAGTATAAATATAGATTTAAGACAAGCTCAACATTTTATTTTAACAGCAAATGCAGGAACAAGCATAGGAATAGCTAATTTTGGAGGAGTAGGAAAAAGCGGAACAATAACCATAAATAATTGTCAAAATGTAGTAGCTTTTAATGCCCCTTTTAAATTTAGAATAGCTCAAAGTGGATTTAGTGGCACTGAAACTTTTGCTTATTTTTGCATAGCTTCGAATAATGTAAGATTAGTAAGGACTTAAAATGAACTGCCTCCTTCTTTCTAATAATGGCATAGCACTAAATTTACCTCCATCTTTAGGAGGCTCGGTTGCAAATTATAATTATATGTTAAAGCTAGACATGATTTATAAACAAGCAGTGGTATTGCCATCAAATATTAATAATAAAGAAGTGGTTATGTTAGGCGAAGTTTGGACGACTGGAAATATGTCTAATAAAACTTCTGCAAATACTTTGCATATCACATGGAACAATTTTAACTCTAGTGTAGAATTGCATGCTTTAAGTAAATATTACACTGCCAATGCAAAAATCAAAGTAGAGAAAAAATTCAATTTTGGAAATATAAATAACTTACAAATAATGCTAAGTTCTTATCAAAGTGGTAGTGCAAATGCAAGTGCTGGTTGGAACTTAAATGATGGGAATAGATTAAACCCAAGAGCAAATTTAACATTATACTGGAATTAAGAAAGGATAAATATGTTTTATGATTTAAAAAATAAAAGTTTAAAATATGATGATATTTTTTTAAAAGATGTAAAAATACAAAACGAAGAAGGTGAAATTGATGCACAAGATACTTATTTTTTAAGTGCTTGCGATGATAAGCTTTTAAAAGAGCTTGGTTTTGCTAAAGTTAAAGAAGAAGAAATTCCAAGTTTTAATGAAAAAATTGAAGAACTTCGCCAAATTCAAACTTATGATGAAGAAAATAATCTTTATATTATTTCTTATGAGATTAAAGAAAAAGCATTAGAAGAGTTAAAAGAATTAAAATTAGAAGAACTAAAAGCTATAAAAGAAGAAAAGCTTTTGTTTATGCCTTTTAAAAATACTATATTTCAAATTGACACGGAAGCAAAAATTAATATTAGCGGAAAAGTTAGCGAGATAATGTTAGCAAATCTCAATAATACTCCTTTGGAAAATATTGCTTGGATTGATAAAGATAATAAAATCATTACATTTAACAAAGAAGAATTTTTAGAATTTGGGGTTGGTACCGCTAAATATACTGAAAGTATTATTTTTAAAAATGATGAACTAAGAAATAAAGTGAAAAATGCCACATCTTTAGAAGAATTAAATTTAATTGCATGGGAGAGTGAAAAATGAGTACTGAAAATATAATAAAAGAAGGTGCTATACTCGGTTCTTTAAGTGGATCTGCATTATTAGGATTGATGGTTTTTGTCTTAGCTGGGATTGCATGGCATTTATATAAAACTTTACATAAAGAAGCTGGGGAAAGAACAAAAGAACTTATAAGTGAAACCAAAAATACTAATGTTCTTATTAGAGAACAAATTGCAGCATCCAGAGCAAGTAGCGATAGTTTGGTTAAATTTATAGAAACACATTGCTCAAAAACCAATGACAAGCTAGAAGCTATAGAAACAGATCTTATGAGAATGGATGAAAGGCTTGTTAAGCTTACTCAAATAAGAAATGATGAATTAAGAAGTATTTTTAAAAAAAAGGAAAACAATGACTAAAACAGAATTAAAAAGGGTTTGTGTAAAGCCTTATGATAAAGATAGATTTGAAGTGATACAAGATTATGAGTTTATTTTGCCAAATTACAAAGGCATTGTACCACAAGGTTTTAAAACTGATGGAGCGAGTATTCCACGTATTTTTTGGAGTATTTATCCACCTTTTAAAAGTGAGTATTTTAGTGCTTGTGTAGTGCATGATTTTTTATGTGAAAAAGAAAAATCAAGAAAAGATTACAAACTTGCTGATCTTGTTTTAAAAGAAGCAATGCAAGCTTTAGAAATAAATAAATTTAAGATTTTTGTTTTTTATTGCTCTTGTAATTTATTTCATCAGATCAAATGTTTAATAAAGGGGATAAGATGAGTTTAGAACAGGTTATAAATACTCAAAATGAAAGTTTAAATCAAATTATAAGTAGTTTACAAGAATTAGTTTTAAGTTATAAAAATGGTAATTTGAGTTTAGAAGATGTTAAAAAATTAATTAACGAAACTATTGAAAATATATCAAATGATTATATAAAAGAAAGCGAGCTAAAAGAAAAACTAGAAGCTTTACTAGAAGAGCTTGACATCAATGCAAATATCAATGAAGAGAGTTTAAAAGAAGTTGTATTAAAAGTTGTTTTAGAAAATCAAGAAAGTTTAAAAGGTGATAAAGGAGATCCTTTTACTTATGAAGATTTTACAGAAGAACAGCTTAAAAATTTAAAAGGGCAAGATGGAGCTAAAGGAGCTGATGGTAAAAGTGCTTATGAACTTTGGCTTGAAAATGAAGAAAACACGGGAAAAAGTCAAGATGAATTTTTAGCAAGTTTAAAAGGTGATAAAGGCGAAGATGGTGATAAAATTAGCGATGAAAAATTAAGGCAAACCTTAGAAGAAGTTTCTAAACCCTTGCTTGAAGAAAGTTTTCATCAAGTAGGAAATACCATAAATAACACTTTAAGTATTGTTTCAAATGCTTTAGAAAAAAATGCTTTGCTTTGCAATATCACAAACACACCTCCACCAGAACAAACACAAACAAATAATGGTTATAAAAAAGGATTTATTTGGATAGACAATTCAAAAACTCCAAACGATATTTATGTAAGTGATTTTACCTCGTGGATTAAAGTAGATCTTAGCAAAGAACCAGAAGTAAATAGACTTAGATTAACAGTACAAACAGCCTTACGAGGTGGATCTGTTTGCTTAAGTGATGTTAGATTAATAAAGGAAAATAAAACTGCTATTTATGCTAAAAATATTCAAATAGACAAAGAAAACAAATCAGCCACAGGCTTATATGATATAGATGGAAAAGAATATGAAGTAAGAATAAGTTCTACAATCAATGCTGACTATGGTGATTACGATTTAATTACGGGTGGTTATATTTGTGGAACAAACTTAGCGGTTTTAACACCTTATGAATACATTTTAGATTTTGATAAACCTTTACCAAAAAATATCATCGGTATTGCTGCAAAACCAACAGGTTATTCTCAAAATTTTTCAAGTTATTTAAATATTGAAGCCTATGTTTCTTCTATAGGAAAACCTTTATTTAGCTTAAATTTTACAAATTCATATTATAGCGATGCAATAGCAAGAGATTATACTTTAAATATTAGAGATGGAAGTGAGATAACTTTAAATTAAAAAAGGAGAAAAAATGAAAATAACAATTAATAGAAGATACACAGGTAAAACTTGTGTTATTGGGAAATTTAAGGTTTTTAGCGATGATGATAAATTGCTATTTGAATGCTTTTCTTTGGAAAGAAAAGAAGAAGGACTTGAAAGTGGTAAAAATTTAAGAATTCCTGCTGGAGTTTATGATTTGAAAAGACATATAAATTCTAGTTTTAATGATAAAGGAAAAAAAGAAGTTGCAGGAGTTATTGTATTAAAAGAAGATGATAGCGTTTTAAATATCTATAATAACGATGTGCCTTTTGAAAGACATATTTTATTGCATTGGGGAAACAATTATAAAGACACTAAAGGTTGTATCTTGCTGGGGCTTACTAAAGATAACAATAATGAAAGTGTCGGTCAAAGCAGACAAGCTTGTAAAGAATTTTATGATTTGATGCATGGTAAAAATCTTGAAGACATTAAATTAGAAATAACAAATGAGTTAGCATGAGTTCTATATTTTCATATATCCTAGGAGATAAAAAACTTTATATTGCTTTAGTACTTATGACAATTTTAACAGGATATTTTTATCTAAGACTTGATAGTACTCAAGCAAAATTAGAAAAAAGTCAAAGTGATTTAGATTTGGCTTTAAAAATAAATGAAAATAATCAAGAAAAATTAAAAGAATTAAATCAAATTCATAAAACAGAATTAAAGGCTTTAAATGAAGCAAACAATCAAAAAAATCAAGTACAAGAAAGGGTGCAATATGTTAAAGAATACATTTATAAAAGCAATGAAAATAATATTACCAAGCTTTTTAACGATGTCGTTGATAGGTTGTGGGATGCAAACTCAACAAGTAGTAACCAAAATAGAAATTCAAAAAGTAAGAATTCCGCAAGAACTACTAACATTAAGCCCCCTTGAAAAGCCAAAGGCAAAAAATGAACTAGATATTTTAAATGCTTATTCTATGCTTTTTTACAAATACAAACAGTGTGAAATTCAGATAAGCAAAATAAAGGAGCTAAATAATGAGTAATACAAATGTTGATTACAACAAAAGACTTGAAGCATTTAAAGAAATTTATCCGCAAATTTTAGAAATGAGTTTAGCAGAAAAATCTCCATTTGGAGAATTTAAAAAGCTTTTAGAACAATTTGGAAACGATAATGTTATAAGAAATGACCAACAATTTCAAAGCTTGGCACAAGCGTTGGTAAGTGTTGGACAAACCATAGTGGCTCAAAGTCAAAATACAGCTTTATCCATGATTTTACAAGGCGATGAAAACGAGCTTAACGCTGAAAAAGCTTTACTTTTAAGAGCTCAAACAGAAACAGAAAAAGCAAAACCTGCATTAATAGCTAGACAAACTTCACAGATAGATGATAATTTAAGAATAGAAGCTGCAAAAGTTACACAGAGTGTTCAATTTGGATATTGTACCGGTGGTCTTGATATACCACAAGAAATTATGAAGCTTGTTAAAGAAAAGATAGAAAATATAGAAAAGTCTTCATAATGCTTATAGATGAAAAAAGGCTTATGAGAAATTATACTCTTAAGCCTGCTTATCCATCAAACATAGGAGAATTGGATACACAAGAAGTATATAAACAATGGTTTACCTATGCTATGATAGGGGTAAATAAATATGTTGAGCTTTTACATAAACAACTTGTAAGAAAAGGTAGAAGTCAAATTCAAAATATAAACCATCCGCTATTTAAAAATTCGTATATAGTGAAAAAATATAACATTAAAAGTTCTAGCACTGCACCTTATAATAAGGAAAACTATAATGATTTAGGACTTAACCAATTTTTCGTAGGGCAAGATCCATACAAACCTTATCAGGGAGATCCTAGTAGTGAAAATGGAATATATCATGATATTTGCGAAATAAGAACTAATTATAATTTAGGAAGTATGCAGTATTATTATGGTTTTCCAAATAATTTAGCTCTTTTATTTGAAAAAGAAAAAGCTTGGAAATATAATGGAAAAGGATTTTTTTATATTGATGAAAAAATAAATTTCAAAGATATATTAAATAAGGCATTGGAAAATATAAATTATGAAATGCTTATAAATGATATAGAAGTAGTTATTTTTTCTCAAACCATCCAAAAAAATAATGAATGGATATATCCTAGTATTGATGATATTAAAATACCAGAAATTAAAGTAGAAAATGTTGAATTTAAACCAACTTTTGGAAAACCTTATAAAAAATTATGCATTGATGTTGAAAAATTTTATAATGATTTTAAAGAATTAAATAAAAATATATTTAGAATCGAAAAAGTAGAAATAACCTATAATGTATATGAGAAAGCACAAAAAACTAGAGAGAGTGATCCGAGTAAAATATATTATACTTTAACAAGCAAAAAGATATCTTTTTTTGAAGTATTTAACTCAATAAAAGAAAATTATAAATGCAAATATGCAACTCCTTTATGTTTTTATAATGGGTTTAATTTAGTTTGTTATGAAGAGCCTTATGTTGCTTATTCTTACCTCAATAATCAAAGCTTTGGAAAAAAAGATACAAGTGTTACGCCAAGCGTATATCCGTTATATAGAAAAAGTTCAAATTTGCCTTATGGGCGTAGAGATAGATGGTTTGCATTATGGGATAGTTTTTATTATCTTTATGTATACGAAAAATCAAGCAAAGGAATTTTAAGCTTTTTGGCACCTATTGTTACTATTATTTTGGCTGTAGCTACTTGGTGGATTGGCGGACAAGGTGCATGGCTAGGAACATTGATAGGAGTGAGTGAGAATGTAGCTGCGGGTATCACACTAGGAATTAGCTTAGGTTTAGCCGTGGGTTCACTTACTGGAAATAAATTATTTTCAATTCTTAATGCTGTTTGGGGTTTGGTTAATTTTTTAGGTGCTTGGGGTGCTAATAATTGGAATTTAGCTGCAGATTTTACAAAAAATACAGCACAAGCAGCACAAGAAATGTCAACTTTTGAATCAACTTTAAATATTATTGGAAATTTACTAAGTGGAGCTAGTAAGATTTTTGATGTTGTTCAAAGCATTACAGCAGAAACTCCTGATATGATAAATGAGCAAAGCGATGATTCTGATAATGAAGGTGGAAATGGAAGTGAAGCTGAAGAATTAGCAAAAGATGCAATTAATCCAACTTTATGGTATAATTTTGAAACTGCAGATATATTAAATGAAAAAATAGAAAAGAAAGAAAAACCTATTTTTATATTTTAA